GGTTTCTCTCCTCCACGTTGAGAAGATCCGAGACTATCCTTGTACCCCCTCTAACCAGAGTTCTTTTTATGAACTCTGGAATCGTTTTGGTCCTGATGCAGCTCGGACTGCAATGATCCCATATGTGTGGCAGGGTAAGATCCCACGTCCTAGTGAGGTTTATGGAATCGAACTCAAATCGTGATTATAAGTTGATGTATCGCCGTAATGGTAAGGGCGATAAATACATTGACATCACAAAAGTCCTCGACTCAATCTTGGACCGTCTGGATGACATTGAAGATCAACTTGACAAACAAACTCAAAATGACTAGACAATACGCGAATCAGTCTCAATCGGGAACTGTTCATAACTCCACCAACCGACCAAAGTCGGAAATGGAAGCAGTTAAAGAAAGAGTGATGTTGATTGCTCAACGACTCGTAGCTGCGGAGAAGGAAATCGAAGCACTCAAAGCAAAATCAAAGTAAATTATGGCACGGATCTTCAGTAGAAGTGGTGAGACACTCATCATCCCCACCCAAAAGAAGACCTTTCAAGGCAGTGGAAAGAATACAAAGTATTCACAGAGGGGCTCACGTCCCGCCAAGAAACGTTACAAAGGACAAGGACGACGATGACTCAAGAAAACCGCAAGTTTCTTCAAGAGACGGCTTTTGATGTGGATGAGAATTCACAAATGAGAAGTGACGAATACTGGCAAAGCGACGAATCAAAACAAAAAGTCGCTCGAAAGTTTCAACAGTGGATGAAAAACAAAGACAACTGAAATAAATAAGGATGAGTCGCAAGATTTGTCCTTTTTTTGTGCTATGAAAAATATTAGAGTTGAACAAAAACAGTTTTATGACATCTCCTTGTCCTTTGAACCTAATCCAAGGACTGGGGATATTACTCTGTTGAGAGATGATAGAGCAATTCAAAATTCAATCAAAAACATTATTCAGACAATTCCATCAGAGTTGCCTTTTAGATCTGATTTTGGTTCCAATGTAAGAGACTACTTATTTGAGTTTATTGATACTTCAACATCACTTTTAATTGAGTTAGAGATCACCAGAGCAGTAAATTATAATGAACCAAGAGTAGAACTAATTGATGTCTCGGTGAGTCCTAATCCAGATGCCAATCAGTTTCAAATGAAACTCAAATACAAAATAATTGGATACGATAAGGTGGTGGAAATAAACGATATTTTAACTCCAACAAGCTGAATAAATAACTGAAATAAGCCTAGAAGATATGGCAGGGGCAATCAATCTGACTGAAACTGATTTTCAGCAGATTAAAAACAATCTCATTAGTTATTTGAAGTCGACTGAAAAGTTCACTGATTATGATTTCGACGGAAGTAATTTAAATGTAATACTGTCGCTGATTGCTTATCAGTCACAATTAAATTCTTATAGCACCAACATGGTTGCTAATGAAAGTTTCCTTACTTCGGCATCGATTCGTGAAAACGTTGTTAGAGCTGCTCGACAGGTTGGATACACTCCAAGCTCTTCTAGTTCTGCACAATCAACTGTAACATTCAGTATTGATCTTAAAGATGGTGTGTCAATTGACTCAACCTATCCACAAGGTTTACCAGCTTATCTACAGATTCGTCCCGGGCAATACATCTCAGCTTATAGTTCAGAAAGATCCTATTCATTTACTGTTGCTGATACTCAATCGGCTGCTGTAAGGAACGACGGGGTTTGTGTATTCGAGGACATCATCATCTATGAAGGAACAAGTGTTAGTAATAAGTTCGTAAAGGATTCCACAAATTATACACAAAGATTTATTTTAGAGAACGAAAAAATTGACTCTAACTCTATCAGAGTTGAAGTACAGGAAGATCCGAACGAAGACTTAAATCAATTTTATAGAAGAGCAAATAACATCACAGAACTTGATTCCGAGGGAAGGTACTTTTGGATTGAGGAAGTAAACCAAGAATTTATTGAATTGACTTTTGGTGATGGATATTTTGGGAAGGCTTTAGATGATGGTGCAATCATCAAGGTTTCTTATATTGTTACAAATGGATCTGAAGCTAACGGGATTCAGGGAATTAATAACTTTAAATTGTCTGGTGTTCTCTATGACTACTATGGTGGAGTCGTTAGAGTAGATCCAACTTTTTTATCTGCCACACCTACAGATAATGGTAGTGAACTCGAGGATCCTTCTGAAATAAGGTTTAGGGCACCAAAGAGTTACGCATCTCAAAACAGATGTGTCACTACAGCTGATTATGAATCAGTTATTAGAAAAGTCTATCCAAGTATTGAAGACATGTATGTCTTTGGTGGAGAAACACTTGAAAATCCAGAGTTTGGTAGAGTTTATGTTGTAATTAAACCGAAGACTGGTGAGAGGTTATCTGGAATCACAAAGGAATACATCAAGAACTCATTAGAGGATTACAGGATTGCTTCTCTTGACATTAAGTTTCAAGATCCTGAAGTCATCTATGTCGAAGCCGACAGCCAGATTTATTATGATAATAAAAAGACTGATAAGGACAGTGCAACTATTGTCGCAGAGGTGAAACAGTCTCTTATTGAATATAATAATTCAAATGTTATCTCGAGGTTCGGTGGAGCGGTTAGGTTCTCAAGGATTGTTGGAATAATCGATGACTCTGATTATTCAATCACGAGAAATAGAACAAAGTTAAGATTGAAGAAAAGAATTCAAGCAAATATTAATTCGAGAGCTTCGTATGAAATTTGTTTTGATAATCAAGCTGACTACAATAAAAACGAATCTGTAATTACCTCTACTGGTTTCCAGTTGTCTGGTGATGACAGAGTTTACTATTTTGAAGATGCGGCCCGAGTTAATGATGACTCGAATGGAATTATTCAATTATATTTCTATGATGAGACTAATGCAAAAGTTGTAATCAATAACGAATTTGGTACCATCGACTACAACACTGGAGAGATTAAATTGGGGTATGTCAATCCTTTCACTATTATGTCAACTGTAGAACCTGATAACACAATTGAGGTGAGGATGGACCCCATAAATAATGGACAAGACATTGTAGCCAACAGTTCAGTATTTCTGGACTTTGACATTGGCTCATCAAAGTTTGCCGCAATTATTGATAGGGATATTACTGGATCATGAATAAAAGAGATAAAGTAACCAAGTCATCACAAGTAGATACCTTTCTTCCTCTTCACATCAGGGAGACATATAAAACTTTCATTGACTTCATGATTGCTGCCTCCGAGGCAGACGAGAGAGTTGGATTCTCACAGGATCTTCTTCAGAACTTACTCGAATATAGAGATTTCGATACCTATCAGAATGGTGTTATTAAAAGTAACATCCTCAAGGTTGAAGTTGAAGAAGATGGCGATGAGATTATTTTAGAGGATGGGTTTGGATTCCCCGCTAAAGACGGCATCGTTTATATTGACGATGAAGTTATCTTGTTTCGTGAAAGAAATGATAATGTTCTTTCCGGACTCTTAAGAGGTGCGACTGGCACCATCGAGCTTCCAACACTTAAGAGGGAAGGTCTCACAAAGGACACAGAGGCTGCTAAACATGACAAAGGTGCGGTTGTAAAGAATCTCTCTGTTCTCTTTATGTCGGCGATGCTGCAGACGATTCATGAATCATTTGCTCCTGGTATCCCTGTCGATAGAGTTGATAGAAATATCAATCGTTCATCCCTTCTTCAAAACATAAAGGATTTCTTTCAGTCGAAAGGAACAGAGCTGGGAATCAAATCTCTGTTCAAGATTCTGTTTGCTGAAAATGATGTAAAAGTTGAGTATCCTGGCGAAAGGATGATTGTCGCTTCAGACTCAACCTTCGCTGAAAGATTTATTATGAGAGTGACTCCGATTCCTGATATTGTTTCTGGTATCTCTTCAGTCAATAGAATCGTTGATCCCGATAAGATTACAAACCAGATTTTGAGTTTGCGTAGTTACAATGACGATGAATTGTATGGTTCCGTCTTTTGTGAGTATTCCATAAAGTATCCTTATGGTTCGGAGACTTCGTATGAGTTATGGTTAAGTGAGACATCTCTTGAGGGTGATTTTATCTCAACTCCACGAACTAAACTAACAAGAAATTTGTTTGGAACATCCTCTCAATTTGGTGTTGATAACACAACAATAACTGTTGAGTCAACGATTAATTTTCCAGAGAACGGATTCCTGTTTATTAATGAGGAAATGATTTCTTATGACTCGAAAACTTTTAATCAGTTTCTTGGTTGTAAGAGAGGCATCAGAGGAGTCGAGAAACCACATAACATAGGGGATTCAGTAAGTGGTCCTTATTATATTGAGGCGTCTTATAACATTGATGGAGTACTTTATGTCAGTCGTAACTGGGTTCTTGGGCTTGTTGGAGATGTTGAGGTAAGAGATCCTGGACTACTTCACACTATTGAAGATAATGTTATTGTTGATAAACCAGGAAGGATTGACGATCGTGATGTTATTCTTCGTACAGTCATAGAAAATACAGAATCCAAGCTCGCACAACAAAATGAAACAACCAATCTACCTTTTATCGGCAATCTGACGAGTGGTGTTAGTGGATTATATTTTGATAAGTCAAATGTATTTGTAACTTCAACAAACTGGCCTGAATATCCAATTGGACCTTTCACATCAGATCCGGATGTTAAGTTTGTCTTCAATCAAAAAGATTACATTCATATTATTCCAAGAAGAGAATCTCAACAGATTAATGACAAGTTTGAATATAAAGGTGATAGCCTTATTGGAATGTTTGTGGATGGTGTCCCAGCATTGTCCAATGAAGCTCCTGTCATTGTTTCCCGTGGTAAGATAGCATCTTATAAAATTAATTTTTCAGGTGAGGGATATAATAATCCCACCGTTATCATTGATCCTCCCAATTCAACTGCGAAGGCTGTTGTGATTGATGGTAAAATATCTAAAATTATTACAACTAATCCTGGACTTCATGAAGGAGATCCCATTATTAGAGTGTCAAGTGGTGAAGATGCTTTGTTCTCATTCTCCACTGATAAGTTTGGTAGAATTATTGAAGCTAATGTGGTTTCAAAGGGTAGATATTACAATGATGCTCCCACTCTTATTATCACAGATTCTTCTGGAAGAGGAAGAGGTGCGGTATTGAGAGCCGAAGTATTAAATGGTGAAGTGAGTAATGTTGTTATTGAACATAGTGGAATTGATTACATTCCAAACGAAACTAGAATTATTCCAAAACCTGTTGGATCTGGTGCTTTAGTTGAAGCAGTTGTGGAATATTTTACATATGACAGATTGAAGTTTATTGAGTCATCAAATACTCTTGGACTTGATGCTGGCAACGGAACAGTTGTTATCGATGAAACAACAGAGAGAAATACATTTGGTTATGTGTGTTCTCCCAACATGTTGAGGCAGGATCTCAGCGATAATAATAGTTCCGAACACTCACCTATTTTAGGATGGGCGTATGATGGAAATCCAATTTATGGTCCGTATGGATACCGTAATGGAGTTGATAAAACTTCTGGTATTGCCAGAATGTCATCCGGATATAAATTAAGAGGAAACAGATCTAACGCTCTACCGAGAGGATACGAGAGAGGAGATCAGGACTTTGCTTATGCACCACCTCCAGTGATTGTGTATCCTATGGGAACATTTATTGAGGATTATTATTATGATTCTAAAGATATAGTCGATGAAGATTTGAATGATGAAAATTTCGATCCAATCTTAACTGAAAGAAATCAAAACATTATTGTTTCAATATATGAGGGTTTGAATGAGGACTCCACCATTCTTGATGCGAATAACGGAAAAGTTTGCAACACTCCTGATTTCCCCCAAGAGTTTTATCCTAATGGCGTCTATTGTTATTTCGTAACTGTTGACTTCAATAACGAACCCGAGTTCCCATACATTCTTGGTAAGACATTCCAGAACCTTCCTATTTCCCAGAATCTAGAAATTCAATCAGAGGAAGAAATTAATCCTCTGACAAGAAGAGTTTTTCAGTCAACAACTTATGAATCTCCCGATTTGACTTTTGATCTCAATCTTGTCGATCGATACAGAAATAACAATCTGTATT